GGTCCTAATAATCTTTTGTTCAACATAAAGTCCTGCAGCTTTACCTCTTGCAACTTCTGCATTTACAGCGGCACTCCATGCTTTTGCTTCTCTTGCATTGTCTCTTAATTTGGCAAGTTCAGATATGTGACGTCCAAATGTTACGTCATATTTCTTTTGGTATTCATCTCTTAACTGTCCAATGTATTGAACAACTAATGGATAGGCTTTTGGATTTTGTAATTTACTAGCTGATACAACTGCGGCATCAGAAGAATATCCTGCAGCAATAGCACATTCAGTAGCAGTCTTCCTACCTTCATTTGTAACTAATTCGTGTGCAAATTTCATTTGCATTTCTGTTAATTTCTTTGGTAAACCCATATACTAGACATTTAAGGTAATTTTGGTTATAAATCAATAGACAACTTTGATTAACTCCCAAAGTTGTTGTTTATTATTAGTTCTGGGGTCGGCTTACGACGTGGATGTTAATTCCCTTATACCCACTGATACTGGGCCCCAGGTTAAATTAAAATTATGAATGGAAAATTTTTAAGACAGATATTAGATAAGTTTATTAAAGGCTCTGAAGTTGCAAGTAATGCAAGAGTACAAGTTTGTTTACCTAACGGAGAAATCTTTGATGTTAAAGGAATAGAATTAATGGAAAACAAATTATTAGGTGCAAGAGAAACGCATAGACTGTTAATTACTATTGAGAAAAATCCTTGGGTTATGGGTGAGATAGTTAAAAAACTATCATGAGGTTGTTACCTTGAAACTTGAAACAAAATTTTGGCAAAAAGTTAAGAAGTCTATGCCAAACATTTCATTCACAAGGCTAGAAAATTTAAGCGGTTTTGGTACGCCAGATCTATTGTGTTACAACAAGAATGGTAGATTTTTTACTTGTGAGCTGAAGGTAAGCAAAACTAATTTAGTTAAGCTTTCCCCCCATCAAATTAGCTTCCATGTACGACATCCTCAGCATTCTTTTATCCTAGTTTTCTCTGAGAAAGACAAAGAGGCAAAACTTTATGAAGGCGCTCGCTGCTTGCAGCTTGTCGCTTGCGGCTTGAAGCTTGAACCTTTACGAAACGGGCTTGATTCTATCTACGATTATTTTAGCAGCTTGTAGCTCCGAAGGTTCTCGGAGAACTCCGAGCTTGAGGCTTGCTGCTTGAAACTTAAACAAAACAGCTTGCTGCTTGACGCTTGAAGCTTGCGACTTGTAACTGAAAATGGAAAAAGGCAATAGCGCAGCCAGGTATAAGGACTGCGCCATTAGTGTTTGCCGTAGGCAACATTTTTAACATTAGGATCCCAACACGCTCGACACTCGCCGCAGGCATTATTCTGATCAGGAGCTGGACACGTGCGGCCAGATCCAGATACAACAGTCGACGTATGGGACCACGAAACAGCGGCTTCCTGATCAACCATCGGCATGCTAAATCTAATAACTAAATTCTTAGGAGCTCGTGAAACGTAAGGCTTAACCCAGGCTTCCCGTGTAGGTAGCCAGTGATTAACATCAGGTGTTAAACGTGCTACAGCAAATATCTTAGCTAAGTGTTTTAATGATTGTATATCTCCGGAATCGTGCCAGCGGAAAAATTTTGACTTGTGGCGTAATATCTGAGCAGCCATTGCCTTCACCCAAAGCGGTTTTTTAGTTGCTTCCAGACGCTTGTATTGGGCAGCCTGTACTACTTTGAAGACATAGCAACCCTTCATAGCATAACAATTGTAGCAAGTTGAACCCTTCACCTCCTGAAGCTTCTTACCTGTTTTGCATTCCTTAGCAGGTAAGCCGTAAGCGTAACCAGGCATCTTAGAAGGCTTACTTAGGGACCCTGTTATATTATCTAAATCTTTTACTTTCATTTCTCCTATATAATCCTTTATTTAATCTTGTCAAGCCTGCTTGTGGCTTGCTGCTTGAAGCTTGTGGCTTGCGGCTTGAAATGAGAATCGAAGCTGTTGAAAAATTTCCTGCAGCTGGCCAGGTATGCTGGCGGCAGGTCCCGGTGATCTCGCAAAAAGTAATGTGTTAGATCATTATGTTTTATTTTTTTTGCCATATACTCCACCACAATGTAAACAGAATGCATGCAAGAAGCATGTCTGTTAAATGTATATCAAATATCATAATCTTTCTTTCTCGTGGCTGAGACTGCGTCCGTACAGCTGTAAAGAGCCCGTAACATCGTACCAGCCACTAATTTCACCGTATACTATTTAAACAAGTTGACTATGCAACATATTGTCGCAGGCCACTTGCTACTTATATCTTGCCCCCGGGAATGGCTAGCCAATTTACAAGACCGTGTTTCCCAGGGGTTGTTCTTAAACCATCGTTCTTAATCCGCTAAGATTAAATTTGCTGTTTTGTTTTAGTAATAACGCACTTGTTATTTAAAAAAACAATTCATAAGAACTATATCCTATATAATCCTACTTGACAGTAATGTCAAGTCATAGTAAAAAATAATTATAACTAATAATGAAAGAGGTATAAAATGACTACAAGTAAACTAAGACTAAATACTGATATAAGAAAAAAAATCGGTAGTTTAATTCTATCTCATTTTGAGAATGAAAAAACTACTGAACTTGAAAACTTTAAATCAGCTAAAGAGGATATTACTACTGCATACAATAGTGCATTTAAAATTGCACAAGGTATCATTGGTAGAGCATACCCTAAAGATGATGTTGCAACACTACAAACATTTAAAAAGAAATATGGTAGTGCTTGTGATGTTGTTGCTAAAGACAGCTGTTTTTATTTTGCTAATACTGAAGTAAAAAAAGACAGTCTAGGTAATGATGATAATAATGCTGAACATTTTGATTTTAAATTAGACGCACCTATGAACGGAAGATTTAGTCAAAGTGATTTTGGTATTGCATACTTTAGAGATGAACTAAAGAGTGCTGGACTAAACCCAGAAATAAATATCCAACACCAAGAAAATCGTTCTAATCCTCATCACACTCAAGAACTAGATAAGATTAAAAAGTTTTTGGGCTTTAATGATGAAACAGGAATATATGAACAATGGAAATCTAAATATGCTTTAGATGTAATCGGTACTAGCTATTGTCGTTCAAGAACTATTGCCTGTACTACAAAAGAATTTGAACAGATGAAAGCATTTAAAAATGCAAGACAATCTTTTGTTCAATCTCATTACACTTGGGCTGAAGCAATCCAAAAAGACATGAGAGATATAACTTTAGCACTTAAAGATTATAAGTATGTTAAAGACGCAATCGACTTGTGTGGTGCATTAGGTTTAGATGTTAATGAAAGAGAACTGCAACAAACTGCTGGGGTATCATTAACTATTTATCAACCAGAAAACTTGGCTAGTCTTATTAAATCAAGACGAGCAAAACAGGATAATAAATCTGTTATTGCACAGTTTAAAAAGGCAAGACAATCTGCAGTTGCAACACATTAAGTATTGACACAATAGGGGATATTGTAGTAATATCCCCTATATAAATTAATTAGAAAGGTATAATATGATTGACTTAAAGATAGGCGAAAAATTTACAATTACATACTTTGCTAAAAAGTATGGCAAGTTTATAACTCGTGCTGGGTTATGGACTGATAAATCTAAAGAGTGGATATCTAAAAAGAATGAAAGTCTTTTTACTTATTATGATTTAGATAACGAAGGATATAGAACTGCAAGTGGCGATTTTATGTTATGGAAAAGAAAGGATAATTAAAAATGTCTAAACATATTTGTCAGGGACCTAAGTGTCATACATACGATACGCAATCCAGAATTCGTGGAGTGAAAGGCTCTAAGGTGCTGCGAACTCGCAATGCAAGGTATGATAATGTCACACAAGAAAAACATAATTGGTTAAAGAATTGGGAATATTTTTTTTGTGATGAGAGATGTATGAATGATTGGTTGGATGTACATATGACTCAGTTAATAAGTTTTGTTGGACTTAAAACTAAACCACAAGAAAGCCCAATAGAAATAGTTCAAGAAAAAAGAGAGGGTTGGAATGGACCATATGTTTATACAACTATAAAGTTATTGAACGAACAAACGAACGATGATAGTATAACTGCATAATAAATAGAAAGGTATATATGACTAAACCACTACACGTTATAAACTACGAAGGTAAACAATATAGAATCCCATTTGATCTTGATCTAGAATTAGATAAGGATCAAACAATAGATGTTGCGAATAGATTCAGCGGCGAGAAGGCAAGCCTACCTTGGTTTGCTGTTGCTGTGTATGATCTGATCATGGGCGCTGAACAGTTCGATGATTATGAAACAATGCAACAAGGTCTGGACTGGTTCCGACAATACTTTCCAAAGCAATACATGACACTACTAGACTGATAGTCTAGCGACTAGCCGCTCGCCTCGGGCGGCTAGTGACGAGGAGCATATGACATAGCATATGACCTAGAGGTCCCAAGCCACTTGCACTTTATCTTTTAATATAGAACATCGATCCCCCTTTTTTAAAAAGGGGTCCCTAACCTGTCCCTTTAGGGCTTGATTTAGACTTAAATAAGCTATAAATTCATTATGTACATCAAATCATTGATGCAAAAATTTTTTAAAAAATTTTTATGAGTGAACTTTTAAATAAGCTAGACAGGCTACCACCAGATATCAAGAAAGAACTTTTTCAAACTGCATTACTGGCTTCCGAAAAAAGAAAGGTTGAAAAGATACAAAACGACTTTATGTCTTTTGTCAAACATGTTTGGCCAGAATTTATTGAAGGTGAACATCATAAAAAAATTGCAGAAAAATTTAATCTGATTGCTGAAGGCAAATTAAAAAGATTAATTATTAATATGCCACCCAGACATACAAAGTCTGAGTTCGCTTCGTTCTTGCTGCCCGCCTGGATGATCGGGAGACGACCTAAACTTAAAATTATTCAATCAACCCATACGACGGAGCTGGCCGTTAGGTTTGGCCGTAAAGCTAAAACATTAATGGACACAGAAGAATATAAACAAATATTTCCAACGAGGTTACGAGAAGATTCACAAGCTGCTGGTAAATGGGAAACAGAACAAGGTGGTGAGTATTATGCTGCCGGTGTAGGCTCTGCTATTACTGGTCGAGGTGCCGATCTTCTAATCATCGATGATCCGCATTCTGAACAAGACGCTTTAAACATAGATGCATTAGAACGTGCTTATGAATGGTATACATCAGGACCCCGTCAGCGTTTACAACCTGGTGGAGCTATTGTTTTGGTTATGACAAGATGGAATGTAAAAGATTTAACAGGTAGCTTGCAGCGAGCGTCGGGCGGCTTAAAATCAGATCAATGGGATTTAATAGAATTTCCTGCAATCCTTCCAAGTAATAAACCTGTGTGGCCAGAGTATTGGAAGTTAGAAGAATTAGAATCAGTTAAAGCATCTTTAAGTTTACAGAAATGGAATGCTCAATGGATGCAAAACCCAACGTCAGAAGAAGGTGCATTAATTAAAAGGGAATGGTGGAGAAAGTGGGAACATAATTATATCCCACCACTTGAACATGTGATTCAAAGTTATGATACGGCTTTTATGAAAAAGCAAACTGCCGATTACTCAGCAATAACAACCTGGGGTGTATTTCATTTAAATGAAGACTCAGGACCTCAACTTATTTTGCTAGATGCTGTTAAAGATCGATTTGAATTTCCTGAGCTTCGAAGGATAGCATATCAACAATATCAATATTGGCAACCGGAATCTGTGTTGATTGAAGCAAAAGCTTCAGGACTTCCATTAACTTATGAATTGCGTAAAATGGGGATCCCTGTTATAAACTACACACCTTCTAAAGGTAATGACAAACATACAAGGGTTAATTCAGTCGCACCTTTGTTTGAGTCGGGTATGATATGGGCACCTACCCATAAAGACTTTGCTCAAGAAGTCATAGAAGAATGCGCTGCTTTTCCTTATGGGGATCATGATGATTTAGTTGACTCTATGACACAAGCAGTAATGCGTTTCCGTCAGGGAGGTTTCGTAGATCATCCAGAAGACTATGTTGATGAGCCATTATCTCATCTACCAAAAAATTATTATTAGTATGATTGAAAAAAAGATTTCTTATAATGAACCTAAACCTACAAAGGTTCCAGATATTAAACCTGTTAAACAAGGTGGAAGATTAAATTATTTAGGTAAACAAAAAACTGTAACAGCACCTATTAAATGGAAATCAGGACCAACACATCCTGTAACACATCTTGCTTACATTACAGATGAAGAAGAAAAAGTTTTAGTAAAATTAAATATGTACAAATCTATGAAAGGAAAACCTAACAAAGGTCCTTTTGGAATTGTAAGTTTAAATGATGGAGATGGCTCTGGCGGAGATTCTGGAGGAGCTTCAGGTGGCTCCGGTGGATCTGATGCAGCAGGAGATGCAGGTAATGCAACAGGAGATTCAGCAGGAGTTGGTGGATCAGGAGATAGTACAGATGGAGCAGGTTCAGGATCGGGTCCTGGAGGAGAAGCAGGAACAGGCGGAGTCGGCGGAATGGGTGGTATTGGTGGAGCAGAATCAGGTTTTGGTATTGGACCAGACGATGCAGTTGATACATCTATTAGTCAACCAGCAGAAGCAATGGACACAATGGAAACAGATCCAATGGATATAGATGAAATGGATAGCAGAACAGTTGCTACTATAAAAGCATTAGCACCTTTCTCATTAGATAATCCAAATAGAAGTATAATTTCTAGAATGGCTCAAATAACAGGGCCAGTTGGAATTGCATTAGGTTTAGCAAGTTCGCTTGCAAGAGGAGTCTCTGATCCAAATGATTTTTCTCAAGTAGATACTTCTGTTCAAAATACAGCACCTACAGGACAAAGCACAGGAAATGGTCAACCTGTAAATGCAAACACAGGTATACAAGCGACTTCAATAGCAAGTGATATAGTAGACGATTTATATAAAAAATACAGTTACCAATTAGGTAGGGTATAAGATGGACAAAATTATTAAGTATTTAAAATCATTCGGACTTACCGATGCTGAAGTATCAAAAGTATTAAAAGATGTTCCTGCAGATCCTAAAGGAGTTATGGGAACAAATGTTACTAAAGGTATTTTTGAAAAGGGTGGTAAGAAAGAAATGGCTGAACATCCTTTGTTTACAGAAGATATGTTAAACCCAATTACTACTGAAAAGTATAAAGGCAAATCTAAAGCTGATGTATTAGATCAAGCAACTTCAGGATTACAATTTTTAGAAAACGAAATTACTAAAGCTTCAGATTTAATTTTAAATAAGAATGTTACGCTTACTCCAAAACAAAGAGAAACTTTCATGCGTAATATTCAAATGAAAAGAAACTTTGAAAAAGATTTAGAAAAATTCCAACAGACACCAGATGTTCCAGTTATAGATATTAAATCTAAACTTCCTTATTCAGAACAAGGAGTTAAATCTTTAGAAAAAGAATATGGATCTAAAAATGTTATAGCTGAACCTATGGAACCAAAAGGTAAACCAGATATTAACATAGCAGATATTATTAGTGATGCCGGTAAAGGTCAGTTATCTTTAAATAGATTACATAACGAAGGTTTAGTTAGAGCTGCTTCAAGACAAATTATAGGTGAAGATATTAAATCTGGTAAATTAAAACTTGATCCAAAAATATTGAATGAAAAAGATCCAGTTGAAATTTTAAGAACTCATTATGGAGAAGATGTATTAGAACAGTTAGATAGTTTAACTCCAGATTTTAATCAAATGTATGATGCAAAAGAAGCTGCAGATTTTGCAAGAAAAAAATACCCATTAACACCTTTAGAAAAACCAGTTAAAGGATCTGCTACTTATGATGAATTAGAACAAGCTATGAAAGAAGGAACTGACAAAACTAATAGAATGATTGAATTAGGTTTAGATCCTTCTAAAAGCAAAGACTATGATAAATTTTTAAAGATGGAAGAGATACAAAAAAAATATGGAACTGCAATTAGTGATGATCTTTTACAAAAGATTATGATTGATGATAATCCTCAAAGACAAGCAGAAGTATTGGCAGCAATAGATGAAGCTATAAAAATGCAAGAGAAGGGATTATCTCCTGATGAGATTATAGATATCATGACAAACACACCAAGAACTAAACAAGCAAAAGGTGGAATAGCCGGATTAGGAAGAATATAATATGGCTTCGTATGATGCATTCATTAAGCAACTTACTAACCCTAGATATCTTCGTAGAGATTTAAAGATATCAGATATAAAAGGACCAAGGGTTCCTAATATTGGAGTACCAAGAGTTACTTATAAAGATGGAGACATAGTTGGATTAGATCCAATGTCTACCATATCTAGTAATGAAAACATTATTCCAGGAGGAGCATTACCTCTTGCTGGAGCAGTTGCTGCAACACAACTTCCAAATGTAATAGATAAAATAGACCCTAATGTTTTAAATAAAATGATGTGGACACCTGCAGGAATTGTTTTAGCTCCTGAAGGAAAACAAGAAGAAAAACCTAAAATAGAAACTTTCCCTAGCGGCGAGAAGCAAGAGACTTCTTTAATTACAAAAAAACCAGATCAAGTAAAAACTGATACAGGGTTTACTCCACCAACAATTGATACTGAGATACCAGGATTAAAACCAGATACAGGTGAAGATACTTCTGTTCTTTATTCTAGAAAATCAAAATTAGATCCAGAAAAATTAAAAAAAATAACAGAAACTTATGATCAATTAAAAAAAGAAAAAGAAAGAATTCCTTTTGTATCAGAAGTCTCTGATAAAACAGATATACCCGATTATACAGTTAAACATTATTTAACTAAATTAAATATTCCTTTAAATGCACCCTCTTCTTTAAAAAAAATACAATATGAATCTTTTAAAGAATTTGGTGATGTAGATAAACCATCTTTTTCTCAAAGTGGAATTAAATGGCCAAACCAAGAAACTAAAGATTTTTATGAAAAACAAATTGTAGATAGATTTAAACTGGCACAAAATAGTGCTGAGTTTAGAGAAAAAAAACAAGCAGGAGAATTATTAACTAATGAGCAACTTGCTGAAAAATATAATATTAGTGTTCCTGTTGTAAAAAGATTAAATAGACAAATAATAGAAAATTATAATTTAGATGAAAAACCTGTAAAAGGAGCAGAACAAATTTATAAAGATAGAAGCATTAAAAGACAAGAAGCTACTAAAATTTTTAGTGATCCTAATTTTGAACAAAAAATAAGAGGAAATCTTGGTGTTCATCTAGGTCACATGAGTGACCTTTATAGTAGAATGGTTAAAGCAGAGACACAAGGATATGCTCCAGCTGAAATTAATACAGCATTAGCTGATACATTAGATTCTGTTATTAAAAATATAAATAAAGCACAGGATAAACTTATAAAAGATAAGCCTGAAGGATGGAAAGAAAAATTAGAAGAATACAATATTAAAGGAATGAACTATGCTTCTCTTTCTAAAGGATATAAAACTTTTGAAGTTACAGATCCAGATACTTTAGAGAAAACACCTATTAATGTTCAGTATGGAAAAATTATAGATCCAACAGGAATATATGAAGGAAAATCTATAAAAGAAATAGCAAAAGAAACAAATTTAACAGAGCTTAATAAAATTGAAAAAGCTTTTAGCCAAGCAGCTAAAGGTGATAAGGTTAGAAATCCAGAACTTCTAACAGAAGAAAATTTTAAAAAATTAAAAAATTATAAGT